ATGTACTAAATCACTAATTTGTGATTCTGTTATCGTAATCTGTTGTGAACTACTGATAGTTCCTGATGGTAAGTAGTCTTTTGTTTGTTGTGATGATGATACTATTCCATTTGGTATGTTGGATATAGAACCATAATCTACTTGTACTGACCCACTAATAGTCCCATTGGGAAGATTTTGTATGGTTTGTTGTGATGAAGATACTACGCCTGATGGTAGATAGTCTTTGGTTTGTTGTGATGAAGATACTACGCCTGATGGTAGATAGTCTTTGGTTTGTTGTGATGATGATACGATTCCACTAGGTATATTGGATACTGAACCATAATCTACTTGAGCAGAACTACTGATTAGGCCTTGGGCATTCAGATTTGCTTTGAAGTTCTCTCTAAAGTTAGAATTAGCAGTAATCTGATTCGCCTGATGTGGTGTAATCGTTGGTGGGGAGTTTTCTAAGTCATAGTAATCTACACCGACTAAATCACCAGTGAACGAACCCGTAAATGAACCATTAAATGTACCTGTATAATCAGCCACTACATATCCTCAAAATTTATTAGTTTAATATAAATATCAGTAATCGGATAATAGTCTAAATATCTCATCCAATGATTCATGTCTATGATTATCTTTCAATATTACATCATATACCCAATTTGAACCTTTTAGTTTTGGAACTTCATGTATTGCTGAGTCGTTTTGGAACTTTAAATCGATTTGTTGTTTATCACCACAAAGAATCATAGTAGAACCTTTACCAACTCTACCTAATACCATCAATAATTGTTGTTTTGTTAGGTTTTGGAACTCATCTACGATGATTATTGCATCATCAAAGGTTCTTCCTCTAAAATGTGATAATGATACCAACTCAATGTTCTCATCCTTTTCCATTTTTTCTAAAATAGCAGGTTTGTTGTACACCTTTCTCATATTAGAACGAATGGGTACTAACCAAGGCTCCATTTTCTCTTCTAATGAGCCAGGAAGGAATCCATTGTCCTCATTTGATACAGTTGGCCGTGTTATAACGATTTTATTTACTTGTCTTTTGAAAAACATATCCAATGCAATCTGAACTGCTAAAAGGGTCTTACCATTTCCTGCCTTTCCTACTACAAAATTAAATGGATGATTTAGTATCTGTGATTTTGATAACTTTTGCTCTTCTGATAGAGTGATTGAGAATCTAATGTTACCCTTTGGTGGGGCTTTCTCTTTATTTTCCGCCATATATCATTCCTTTAGTGAAACCTTTGATATAAATATCCTATAGGGTATAAAAAAAGGGGATACCGAAGTACCCCCTAATTCTAAAATATCAATAATTAATATTCAATATCTAAAAATATAAATAGACAATCAATTACTGAATCTTATGTAATCCATCTACGAATACCTTTCCGTAGAACTCACCTCTGAGCATCTTCTTCGCGTAGCGAGTCATAACACCCTTACGAGGAGTGAAGTTCTTAGGATCGTATACGAGAGGAGTCATAATCAATGGGATATATGGAGCATATACCGCACCAGTCTCAAGGAACTGAGTTCCTCTATAACCCATAAGGATTACGTTCTCTTTCATATAAGGATTCTTATAGACTTGGAATCTGCTATTCAAAGCACCAATCTTAGTTACACCAAATGCGAACTGAGCATCACCATTATCTGCTGTAGAAGCATATCCTGGGATAGATTCGATGATTGTTGCAACATCAGGAGATACTACCAAGAAGTTAGCACCACCTCTGAGGGTCTTCTGATGAATCTTATTAGATACACCAGCGATAACAGTACCTAAAGTCTGGAACCATGCACCCTGAGTGAATGCAGAAGCTTGAGCTCCAGTAGTAGAGTAATCAGCGAATGCAGAACCATTCCACTCTCTACCAACTTGAGTTGACCAATATCCTACTGACTTAGCGTCTTGAATCAACATATCTAAGATTTCAAAGTCAATCTCTTGTGAGATGTACTCAGATAACATAGAAGTCAATTCAGCTTCAGCGTCAATTGAATGGTAAGCGTTCAAGTCCTGTGCGAATTCAGGAGTCCATTGTGCTTTCAACTTACGAGTCTTAGCAACGATGGGTACACTTCTCATTTCAACATTCAATTCTGGAATATCGATGTCAACTTCAGGATTTTCACTAAGTGAAGTTCCAGTTGCTTCGAAATCACCACGAGTAATATCAGTTGGTTGCTTGTGATACTTAACAGTGATAGAACCTACATCAGCTGCATCAGATGATTTAACTACAAATGTTACATCACCATCAGCATTGATAGTAGTGAATGCAGGGTATTGATCTGTAACATTACCACCCTCTACTCTAAATGCTCTAACACCTTTCAAATCATGTGAACCTGTTTGGAATGCTGTGTTATCAACAGTTACTGAAAGAATAGTTCCAGCAGCAAGTGCAGCTGCATTTGATGAAGAGAACTGAGTGTCATAGTTGTAAGTTGCAGCAGTTACTGAACCAGTAGCGTAGTTGTTACCAGCTTGAGCGTCCGCACGAGTCAATGTATCAGTTACAGCATCATTAATAGTATATCCAAATCTACCAGCACCATACAAACCACCTGATGGGTCGGCTGATGTTTCAGTAACACCGAATACAGAATCAAGTTGAGAGTCTTTACCCTCACCAGTAGCAAATCCTGGCTGAGCTGTTCCATATTTGAAATCTAAGTAGAATACAAGACCAGAAGGAAGGTTCATTGGCTGAACACTTACAAAGTCTTTTGCTACGATTTCACTAAAAATACGCCTTACCAAAGGAAGAGCTACACCAGCCCATTCTTCAGAGTTAGCAGAAGTACCAGTAGCTGATGCTTCTTTTACTAACTGACGTGCTTGGTTTTCTAAAAGGGTTGCAACACCAGCTCTTTCGATTTCGTTGTCAATACCCTCAAGAAGACCAGTCTTCTCCCACTTACCAGCTAATACGCGAGTAGCTTCGCTCAAGCGAGTCTGGTGAGAAGAACCTTCATTAAGAATTTTTGATAAATTCATTTTTCGTCTCCGTTTTTAAGATTATTTGTTTAAACCAGCAAGCGTTTTCCATCTTGCTGCCATTTCATTACCCTCAGAAATGATTTCTTTCTTTGGGGCAGAACTTTTTGTTGCCTTAGAAGCATAACCCTCTTTAACAACCATCTTCTTTCTCTTAGCTACATTTAAATTTTCAGCTAAAGTAGAGAAGACCAATTTTGCTTCACGAACTGAAGATGTTCTGTCGAAGTTTTCAAGAATTTTAACTTTCTGATTTTCATTCAAGTCAAATGTTCTGAACAAACGATTAGTATAGAGAAGTTTAGCATTCAACAAATTAACTTCGTTGATTGTTTTTTTCAAAGATTTGATAGTTGTGTAAGCTTCTTCAAGTTCTTCTTTATAACCTTCTTCCATATTCTCTTCATCTTCCATCTCTTCTTCGTTGTAATCACCCTCTTCCATTTCTTTCAAAGTTTTGATTACTTCATCCAAATCGATTTCTTCGTCCATTTCTTCCGCTTCGTCCTCCATTTCTTCCGCTTCGTCCATTTCTTCAGTAGACTCTTCGTCCTCTTCTTCGTACATTTCTTCCATGTCTTCCTCTTCGTCCATTTCAGATTCCAATTCAGCGATAACTGACTCTAAGTCTAAGTCATCTTCTTCCTCTTCTTCGTCCATTTCATCGTCAGAATCCATTTCCATATCGCCCATGTCTTCAGAATCGTCCCCCATGTCATCTTCCATGTCATCTTCCATGCCATCCATGCCGTCTTCCATTTCGTCTTCCATTTCGTCCTCATCTTCAGTCAAATCATCATCGTTTTCAATATCAGACGAATCCAACTCATCCATCTCTGAATGCATTGTTTCTTCCACTTCGTCCTCCATTTCTTCCTCTTCGTCAGCTTCTTCAGCTAACTTAGCAGAAATCATTGATTGAAGTTTTGGAGTAAATGCCTCTTCCAAAGCCAATTTAGCATTTGCCATCGCAGTTTCTTTAACCGCTTTAGCGTCAGCAATAGCTTCAGATAACAAGTCTTTCTTTCTTGCCATTTTTGCTCCTTAAATTTTTATTTCGGAAATAAGATTATTGAGAATCTTAATAGATATTAGTATAATAATCTTTGACTATCTATTGAGAGATAGTATTTTGATTTACAATAAATAGTATGTAAAAACTGAAAACGATAAAAGTGTTAGATTTCCATCTGTCTACGAACCCATTCGGTTCTTCTGGCTCTCTGCATTTTCTTTCTTTTGGCAGTAGTTGGTTTGATATATTCTTGTCTTTCTTTCAATTCATCTATCTTACCACTATTCTTTACTTTTTGTTTCCAAACTTTTAGTGCCAATTCGATTTGATTATTTACAACTTTTACAGCCATAGGATTGCCAGGTATTTCCATATCTTCTCTCTTAACTTTTTTATAAGGTTTCTTTTTGTCGTCTTTCATATAGTATGTATAAAAAAATACACCTACCAACTTAATGATAGGTGTATATAAGTATTAAAATCTTTTTATAAAATTAAATATCGCCTGATGCGAGCTTCTGTATGATATCCAATGCACCTTTAGTACGATTTTTAGAGAAGTAAGAATATAGTTTCTTAGCTTTCTTATCATTTCGCATTGTGGTGATTAAGAGTTTCATAAAATCTTTTGGATTTTTCATAGAGTTGTATGCTTTATCCAATTTAGGATTGTCACCAATGTAATCTACCAATCCATCTTTGAAATCGACAGCACTCATTGCTTCGTTTACTGATTCACCCTTTGTGTATTTTTGAATAGATTGGAATGATTTTGTATTCCCAACTTCACTACTTTTAATTTTTTCTAAAAATTTCTTTAATATAGCTATCTCTTGTGGACTTAATTTAGCTTCTAAAGCTTTAAGATATGCTGCATTATTTAAATCTGGTCTTCTACCACCACGTGGGCCTCTAATCAAGTTTTTGGACGCATTGACTATATCAGTATCGTTAACCATTTTTTGGATAATCTCATATACTTTAGGATTAGTATATTTTCTCCATTTTGCTTTAATAGCTTTTAAAATAGATTTAAGGTCAAAGTTGGAAACTGCATCTTTAGCTTTAGAAGGCATATCTTTGATAGCAGTATCTGTTGCTAGAGATAGTGCAGATAAAGCAGCTGTGACAGCAAGAGGGCCATATGTTAAAAGATCCATCCACCCTTCATTAAGTCTGGCGTTTACTGATTCATACATATTTGAAGTTGCAGTTGCTGGAAGGTTGTTCCACTTATAGTCAACATATTTTTCAGCATCACTAATATCTTTGAATGCCTGTAATAAATAATCTAATCTTTGGTCTTCGTCAGCTTTATCCCAATGCTTTTTTGTTATGGGTTTCATTCTTTCATTGAGTCTGACTGTTTTTGATTCGTTTAGTAAGTCTATTAATTTCATTTCAATATCCTTTTATTTTTTGATTTTACCTTTTTGGATGTCTCTATCCACATCATCTGCTGCTCTTAACAAATCACCCATAGCCATTTCTATTGATACACCACGATTTTTAGCCAGCTTTCTGACTGCCATCATTACGATTTTCTTTTCTTCGGCAGATGCTCCTTCGTTTACTGATTCTTCATCCATAATCTCACCTAAAGTCATTTTCATCTTTTTCAATTTAGATGATGGTAGTTCACCAATACCATAGTTTTCGTTTAATAAGTCTGTTAGTTTCATCTTTCCTTCATTAGCGAATTTTTTAGCATTCTCTTTGTCTTCTTTATCAACACCAGTTACTTTGTAAGTTTTTCCATCTACTTCGAACTCACTTTTACCTGCTGCGATGGCTTTAGCTCTAGCAGCACCGAATTCGTTACCTTCTTCAAGCTCATTGATTTCATAGTACTTACCCAATACTTCACCGATTTCATCATATGATGATTCTAATCTCTGTTGGAGGGTTGATACTTCTTTTAAGGTTTTTTCGAACACTTTAAATGATTCGTTCATTCTCTTCATATGTCTACCAACAGTAATACCATCAAACCAATCACCAGTTTCTGAAAGAGTTACTTTATTAGCAACTTCAACCATATTTCTGATTGATTCATAGACTTTGGTTAATCCTTCTTTTCTGTATACGGACTCACCATAAGTTCTATATCCTTTTACTGCTTCTAAAAAAGCGCTTCTTTGGTCTTCAGTCATTTCTTCGGTAGATTGTCTTTCGTCTTCTTCCTTTACCCAAGATTTAGCATATGGGTTGGAATATACTTTACCAACTTGAACTGATGATTCGTTTAATAATCCTTTTAGTTTCATTTTAGTACCCTCTGATTTTATTTCCATCATTTTTTTAGCTTCGACCTCAATTGTTTTTTTGATTTTTGGTGGAAGTTTTTTATCGTGATATTTTATCTTTCCTTTGTTATCGATATGAGCTACCTTTTTGTAGTCATTGTTTTCTTCTTCGGCTTTGTTGTAAACTACGATACCACTTCCTTTACGAGCCATTCCAATATCATATGCTTCGTTTACAAATTCATTAAATTTCTTGGTCTTCATATTATGCTTAGATTCATATTTTGCATACTTGTCAACTATATTTGCTAATCCTTTTTTAGATTTAACTATCACATCAATGTCATCGTTGCTTACCCAAATATCTTTATGACCACCTTCGTATTTATCTTCTGTGTAACCAACGACATCTTTACCTTTCTTTAGTCTTTTATATGCATTGTCAGAAATCCAAATATCTGTTTTATCATGTGTTATTATATGATATGCTTCGTTTATTAAATTTGTCAATTTCATTTTATCTCCTAAATAGAACAAACACCATCGATTTCACATATAATATCTCTTACCAATGTGTTAATCTTTTTATATGATTTGGTAGTACCTCTACTGACAGATTCATTAACAGGTTTCATAAATGCCCCATGCGTTGATGGGTTCGAAACGAAGTCCCAGCATATTAAATCAAAATCATCTTCTACCGTTACGGTCTTGCCACCATTGGATTCTTTTACCGAACCCATACCTCTCGATGAGATACCAACCGTACACCCTGCTTCTAAAAGTTCTTTGAGGATGTTACCAGCAGGTGTTTTTAAGATTTCAACCTTACCCATTACATCATCACCTTTCCAATAAACATCTCTCACAATATGTGATGTGTTCTTTAGTTCTACAACTGATGACTCTGGGTGGTCTAGCTCTCCATATGCTCTGTTCTCTTTGATTTCCCTACCCATATACTTTTTTACTTCTCTTCTGAGAATTTCAGTTGGATAGATTCTACCATTTTGGTTTTCAGCTTCTGCCCTTTGGAGTACACCCTCAACAATCAACCTACCATTGTTTTCTTTCAATGATTCATTGATTTGAGTTTTACTCATTTTAAAGGGTATAGTATCAATCAGTAATTTGCTCATTAGTTGTCCCAAACTTTACGTTTCTTATACAAGTCAAACATAATTTGTGCTACCTCATATCTAATAAGTAGACGAATATCTTCCAAATCCTTATTTGTAAGGTCTTCGTTCAACACTTTTTTATGTTTTTTCTTTAAACTCATGCACTTAACTCTTTAAGCTTTCTAGCTACTGATAACATTCTTTCAGAAATCTTTCCAAACCTCTTTTGTGTAGACTTCCAATATTGCCCACTATGAACATCGGCTTCTGTTTTTAATTTTGTGTTCTGATTTACAATTCTTTCTAATCGAAACATCATACTATTAATCTCTTTGATAGAGTCATTGATTTTTTGATGTTGTTTTCTACTACCATCACCTTTATACTCTTTATATGAGATTTCATTAATCTGCTTTTCTAATTTCTTTTCCAATGACTCTAATTTTTTAGTGTTCACTTTTTTCTCCTTAGATTTTTTGTATCCTAACACCTCAATGTGGTCTGTATCCAAATCATCTTCGTCTTCACTCTTTGAAAATGCGTGAGGTGTCTTTGGTGGGCCTTCTCCTCCATCTAAATTAGCAGTTACATTTGCCTCTTCTAACTCTTCAAACTTATCTTCGATTTCTTTAATCAAACTTTTCATTTAAAGACCCTCTTTAACTCATCATGCAACTCATAATATCTGAGAAGTGATAGTACTTGTGATTCGGTTATAACTTTCGATGATTTTAATTTGGATGCCAATGAAATTACCTCATTTACTTTGATTTTAGTAACCTTATCAGCAATTTTGATAGACTTTAGTGATTTTTGGAGTTGATTGGTTTCCCTAACAACAAATTTCTTCAATTTTTCAGAATTATCGACAGAATTGATGTATTCTTTAAGGATACCCCTCTGTTTGTCTGATAAATTTGTATATTTGTCGTTAAAGTTGTCAACTAACATCTTCCAAGCCAATAATCTGACCTCTTTAGGTTGTTTTGAGTAATCTTCGTTGATAGTACTCAAAACTTTATCAGAATTTTGTGAGTTTCCAGTCAAATGTTCCATCAAAGTTGACTTACACTCAACATATTGTTTAGGATTGTCCGAATTTGTGTATTCGAACAACTTATATATCGATGCATTCTCTTTGTAGTTACTTACTCTGTACTTAAAAAAGTCTTCCAACACAAAATTCTTCTTAATGTCTTTGATTAAGTTGTACTTTTGTTTGTTTAAGGTAGTTTCAGTAAGTTTACCCCTCTCATTGAGTATAATGTTGATGAATTCACCTGCTTTATACTCTGAATCAAATGATTCTTTGATGGCAGATTGGTACAATTTCAATTCTTTAGCCAATTCGGTTCTCTTTCCGAAGTGTTCTTTGATAATTACGGTCGCCATTGAATCTTTATTGTTCAATGTATCAGTCGCAATTTGTCTTACCAACAATTCGAACAGAATGCCTGTGTTTTTGTACTTACTATGCTTAATATTTTTCATTACTTCCTTACATTTTCAGTAAAGTAACCTATATATTTGTTAATAAATATCTCAATTATCAGAATTCAATATATTTTTTTCATCCAATAGCGATGGTTCGTTAATAGAATCATCTGTTTTGAGTGATTCAATGATTATCTTTTTACTTTTTACCTTTGATTTCATTTTTGATAACATTGTATCGGTTACTTCTTTGTTTACAACTTCATTTGCATTATAGGAATGACTTATGGAATCTGATTTGATGTCAATTCCTTTGTTTCCTAATGGATCTCTACCAAATGGTGACTTATCTTTACCATAAGTTCCACCCTCTTTGGGTCGTCCTGCTCCTTCGAAACCACCTTCAGGTGAACCACCTTCGTTTTCACCAAATGGGTTACCACCACCTCCACCGCCATCACCTTCTTGTTGTGATAATGCGGCTAAGTCATGTGGAGTTCCAAATGATTCACCAGTTTTGGTTGGGTCGTTACCTTCAGATTCGATTTGTTCGTGTCTGAACTGAAGTTTCAAGTCGTTGATGACTTTGTATTGTTCCATCTTCCACTCATCTTCACTCATATTGAAGATATTCTTATACATCCACTCTTGAGATAACATCTTTAAGTCTTTCATATCACTAACAAGACTAACCTTTTCACTCCATAGGTTTGCTTTCTCTTGCTCATAGATAATCGATGGTGTAGTCAACTCTAATTCGAAGTTTACTAATTCATCGTCCTCATATCCTTGAGCGTATAGGTGTACGATTGCTATTTTAGTCAATTCAGAAAGAACAATCTTTTGGATTCTCTCTACTGACCTAGCGAATCTGATGTCTTCTTGTGCAAGAGTTGCCTTACCTTCAACACCCTCTTCATATCCAATAAATGCTTTTGGAACTTTGAGTGCTGCCATCATTCTGTTCTTTAGATATTCGATATCATCGATACCACCGAACTCCATACCACTTAGGGAATCGATTTCAGTACCACTCTGACCACCTCTAACAGGTAGGTAGTAATCCTCCAACATATTCTGAAGATTGAATTTGAGGTTGTACTCACCTGTTGACTCATCTACATAAGGAACTTTCTTCATTTGGTCGATGATGTTCTGCATATAGGTATCAACTTCAGCGGGTGGTATGTTACCAATATCAATCTTAAAGATTCTCTTTTCGGGTGCTCTCATAATCCTATGAATCATCATAGCATCTTCCATCAAAATCAACTGCTTCCAAGTCTTTCTTGCACCTTCTAAAAGTGAACGACCATAAGGTAGGAAGTTTGTATCAGTTAATAATCTAAAATGTGCTACTTGGAATGAGTCTAAGAATTTTGTATTGTTTCTCTGTGAGATTGCGTTTGTGTTTTGTTCTTCGACCTCAAATCTTACTGAGTATGGGTTGTCTAAATCATATCCCTCCTCTCTTCTAGTTTCATATGCAGAGAGTGGTTGTGCGTTTACAATTCCTAATTCATCATCAATGTCTAAGTAAAGATAGTAGTCACCATATTTGTTCATACCCCTTACCCAAGACCAAAGGTTGAATTCTATGTTCAATACATCATAGAATAAGTTATGTAGGGTCTTCTTTAGCTTCTCATCAGATGAGTTGATTCTGAGTACATCACCCATATCATTTTTAAGTGTACACTCATCCGAATAGATATCCAACACAGAAGAGATAATGGAATCTTTATCCATTGCTTCATAATCAGTATACAACTCTAACTTATTAGAATGGTAATTGAATCTTTCGTTGTATGTCTGCCAATTCTTTCTTGAATTAGAGCCATGCAATCTACCATATCTATCATAATATGCAGAACCTCTTCTGTTACCATCACCCTGTAGTCTTGATGAATCGACTACCTTTAATTTATTTTTACCGACTCTTCTAACAACTACTTGAGTTGAGAATAATCGTCTTAGCCTACCAAATAATGAAGTATCTGCCATAATAGTTTGTTTTTGTTACATACCCCTACAAAGTATAAATATTGAAAAAAATAGATTTACAATAACCAAGAAAGGTCTTCGTCACCTCTACCAGTTTTCATCCTCCAACTATCCTTTGCTTGTTGTGGGGTGGTTTTAAATACACCTGTGTTTTTAGAGGTTAATGATAGTGCTCGTCTATTCAATTCAATACCCTGCTGACGAAGTTTTAATGCGGTATCTCTTACCCATAGAGATGTTGAAAACGATATCACCAAATCATCGTTGTATCCCTGTTGTGCTTCTGCTCTACTTCCATTCCATATGAATGTAAACAACTCATCAATGAGTCTTTTAGAACGGATGATGGGTACTCGTTCTCTCGTATAGGTATCTAACTTTGATATCACCAATGGTCTTGTTCTACTTGTCATTGAGAATCCTGGCACCATCTGAGATTTGTCTTTTAAGTCGTATGCTTTCTGTAAGTGTATGTCTTCGTCTACATATCCGAACTCTTTGTAGGAGTAGTATAGATTTTTGTAGTTTCTGTCTATTGCTTCTTGGATTACAGCCCAACCAATGTTTGCGTTTTCAATCACTAACAGAGCATCATTCCATTCGGTTGCCACATTGACCAACATATTACCATAATGTTTGGTTTCAATCTTACCTTTATACTCTGCTACTTGTTCAACATTCTCAACATCGATTACATGAAATGCTGAGTAGTCAGCACCATCACCTCTAGCTACATCCGCTACAACAATATAGTCTTTTGTATAATTTGGGTGTTGCCACATCCAATAGTTTCCATCAAATCCACCAGTTGCTATAGGTTCTTGTACATGAGTTTCCTCATACCACTTTAGTAACTGACCATCGACTACGGTGTAACCAGATGATATGAAGTCACAATCACATTCTTGTGCTGCCATCTTCTCACCCAACAACTGAGTCTGTTCTTTTCTCCACTTTTCGTTTCTTTCAGGATGTACACTCCAATGTAGTTTGATTGGATTCCAACCATCGCCTTCTTCTCCCTTCAACCAAGTTTTATGGAAGAAATTGCCAACACCATTTGGAGTTGATAATACGATAGCCTTTCCACCAGTTGAGAGTGTTGATTGTGCAGCTGCCCATATCTCATCAATACCTTTGATGAATCCCGCCTCATCGATAATCAACATTGATAAGGCTTCAGAACGACCTGCATCACCACTTGCTGATGTTGCTTTGATTGTCGAACCATTCTTTAGTCGTAAAGATAGTTTATTATCTTCTTCAGTATCACCTCTCAACCAACTTGGTAGGTTTTCATGCATATACCTAACTTTAGTAACCAAGTTTTTGGCTACCTCTTGTTTTGTTGCAATAACCAACACATTTTTATCTTCGTGGAATAACATCAACCACAAAGAATATCCAGCTGAAAGGGTTGAGATTCCTAACTGACGAGATTTTAGGATAACATTGAAACGATGTTTGTTGAACTCATCCATAACATCTTCTTGGAACTCAAATAAGTTAAAAAGAATCTTACCTCTCTTTGGATGCTGGATGTAACAATACTTTTTGAAGAAGTATACTGGGTCTTTAGCACATTGTATGTACTCTTCACTAATAAGTTCTTTTATAGATTTAGCCATAGGAACTTCTTCGTTTCTAGTTTCCACAAAACTCTACCCGAAAAGGTTGTGTTGAGTTGATTATCCAACCCAACTCCCAATCCGTAAGACAATCCTTTGTTAGAACGATATAAAGCTTCCAATCCTAAATAATTACTACCTACACCGCCACCCAAATAGAACTCATTTGGATTTAGAATCTCAGTTCTATCGACCGTTATGGTTCTTTGTAAGATGTTAGGGTGAACTACTCTACTATGAATCTTATTTTCTGTAATAGTGTCCTCCACTACTATAGTTCCTAATGTATCCAACCCTAAAGTGTCACTATAGTAATATTTTGCGAAGTAGTCATCAAGTATTGCTGATGTATCTACATTAACATCTACCGTATCCCAGTTGGTTCTCCATCTGGTCTTCCATTTTGGTTGGTAAACGATACTATCTACTTTGATGGTATCCCATTTTGTAATTTTGCTTTCAATAATGATTGGGTCTGGTGGTGATTGTATAAAGAACTTATACAATGCCAGAAATAACAAAACCACAATTAGTATGTTCTTTATATCTCTAAAGAATCTGTTCATTATTTTTTGTGGTACAACTGATATACTTTGTTTACCAAATTAGTCTTTGTGAGAGATGAGTCAAAGTCAGTATCAAAATCAGATTTCGCTAATTTAATCAACTCCCCCTTCTTCATAACTCTCAAAGAACTCTTTGTTACCTTTTTCTTTTTGGTAACTACCTTTGGTTTTGGTTCTTCAATAGTAAGTTTGGCCTCTTTTTGACCTCTGTTCATTGCGATGATAATAATCGCTATAGTAGCGATAACGGCTACCGTTGAAATAACTAATGTTGTTGTCATAATATTCATTTTATTGTTTATCAGTAATAAATATGTAAAAATAATTACACATTACCATTTTCTACAAGACCAATATCTTGCTTTCCATCTTGGGCCTGGCGAATCACAATTCATTCTTGACCTAAATGACTTACGAGCGCCCGGATTATCTTTTTTGATGGTCATTCCTTTCTGTCCAAAGTTTACCTTTACAACATTACCTTTGTCGTTCTTTACATACACTTTGAATTTCTTAACATCACCTTGCATAATCTTACCAAGCTTTACATCTCTACCTTGATACTCTGCTTCGTTGATGTCAGCTTTATATTCTTTGATAAAGTTCTGAAAGTCTTTCATCTCTTCGATTGTTTCCACATCGTATTCATCAACTACTTCGTTTTTAGACTTATCTATATACTTCCATGGGGCTTTTTTGGTACGGTTAATATCATATCTCTTACCATATCCTAAATATTTAAAACGATTATACCAAATATCTAGTAAAATTGAATCAATCTGCCATAACGGAATGGTATCGGGAAACATATCTGCAAGTTCATAACTATTTAGCTCGCCCTTACTTTTTATCTTTTTAATTATAGATTTTAAATCAAGATTCCCCCATATAGCAGCTCGCTGATTGATATCTTTGGTCGAATTCTTTCGTTGTTTTGAATTCTCTTTAGCGGCAGCAATTAATGATTTAATAACGTGATTTGCATCGTATTTTCTCTTCCGCTCGCGGTCTTTTACTTTCTTGGCGTACTCATCCCTTTCGTTTACAGACTCATCTTTCTCATCTGAACTTTTTCCAAATGTTTTGTGAACTAACTTATCAAGCTTAGTATGAAACTCATCTTCTGCAGCTGCGGTTGCTTCGTTCTTTTGTTTGTGTAGTTTAATAGCCTCTACTGGGTCTAAAAGAAGGTCATCTTCAATCATCTTCATAATTTCTTTTTTATGCTTTTTGAAATATGCTTTATCTTCTGATGATACTTTAGCTTCGTTTACTGATTCTTTGAATAGTTTCTCTGCATCTTTGGTGTCTTTTAATTTTACCCAATCTCCATTTTTTACCAATTTTTTAAATTGATTGACACTAACTCCATAATTAATATTATCTTTAGATTGGACAGTTATCATATTACCATCTACACCAGTCACCATAAGTATAGTATCTTTCAAGTTATCACGAAAGTAACTATACAATATTTTTAGAGGAGCTCTTCTAGCTTCGTTTACTGATTCTTTCTTTTTAGTTCTCCAACCACCACCTGCTGCTTTGTATTGTTTTGCAGCCCATGCGTTTGCGTAAGCTGATGGATATACATCAAATTTCTTTTTGGCTTGTGATTTGTAGTAAGACCACTTTGATGGATTAGTTGGAACATTCTCTTCAGTAAGTTCCAACACTCTTTCTTCTAACCCTTTTTCTTTTACGACTTTTTCGATTGTGTCAACGTGACCTTGGATATAGTTGTGTTCTTCTTCCAACCCCATCATCTCTGCCAACTTCATAATGTTTTTAGCCAAATTCTTAGCTACCATTACATAATCTTTTTCAGGATTGTACCCATCTCTCTGAATATGTTTTTCAACAAAGTAGAGTGCATCTTGCAACATAGCACTTCTTTGTGCCATACCCATATCTACACCTTTTGATTCAATGTCTTTGTATAATGAGATTGCACCTGGACATACATGAAAGTATTTGGTTTGGTATTCACCAACTTTTATCTCATTTGAACCACCCTCATCTTCCATTACCTCACTCATAAACTGAGATACAAATTCATTGTAGAATGATTCGTTAAGTTGTTTATCACTTGACTTCATAGTGTTTTCCTTTAATCCTTTAAAATAATTATGTAGTTTTATGTTTTCTTCTTCTGCTTCTTGTTGTACAACATCAAAGTTTGGAACGATGATATAAGATGGTTTTGATGATTTACCAACCAATATAACTTCAGATTCTACATTTGCACTAAGTAAGTTACTAAATATAGGATTCATAATCATATTTGGATGTGTATCTTTGAATACCAAAATAACAGGAACTAAAGTATCTCCTTTTCCTTGTAACGACTTTAGTATGTTTCGTTCCCACATTCCCTTTATTCCTCTCCATGCATA